AGATCGACGTGGAAACCGGCGCGGTCACCGGCCAGCTCGCCCAGCGCGACATCGCGGGCTTCTGGATCGTCGGCATCATGTCGCCGTTTCTGTTCGGCGGCATCGGCGGCCTGGCCGCGGCACTGGTCAAAGCCGAGCGCGAGTTCGCCGAGACGGGCTCCGACGCCTCTCTGCGACAAGTGGTGGTCAAGCAGGTGGGCCACGGCTACGACCCGCCCAAGGCCGTCGGCAGCCTGGACGCGGCCACGCTGGCCGAGCGGGCCGACCCGGCCCTTTTGCTCGGCGTGGTGCCGAACGGCGTTCGCTTCATCGTCTGCGCGATCGACGTGCAGGCAAACCGCTTCGAGATACTGTTCCGCGGCATCGGCGTCGGCCGCGAATCCTGGGTGATCAAGCATCGCGTCGTGGCCGACGTGCTGCCCGCAACCGATCCGGCCGCCTGGGATAGCGTGCTGCAGGAATGCACCGAAGCCGAATTCCCGCTGAATGACAGCTCAGGCCGCGTCATGCGGGTGCTGGGCGTGGGGTATGACAGCGCCGGCGAGCCTGGCGTCACACCGCAGGCGATGGATGCCTGGCGCCGCGCCCGCAAGGCGGGGCGCGCACGTTCGATGGGCCTGATCGCCGGCCGCCCCGCCTACAAGCTCTTGCCGCTCAAGGGCGGCAGCGCAAAGGGCACCAGGCCGCTGCAGGTGGTGCGCCCCGACGCGCGTGCCGATCGCCACTCCGGCGCGCGTGGTGACGTGCCGCTGGGGCTGTTCGGGCCCAACTGGTTCAAGGATGCGGTCGCCGGCCAGCTCGGCACCGCGCAGCCTGGCCCTGGCTACGTGCATTTCCCGGCGGCGCTGCTCTCCGCCCAGCCGCCCCACGCCTTCTTCGAGCAGCTCGTCGCCGAACGCCGCACCAAGCAGGGCACCTGGGAAAAAGTCGCCCCGCGCAACGAGGCGCTTGACCTGATGGTGATGTCGTCGGCAATGGCGCATCTGTTCGCGCCCTCGGCCTTCGACTGGACCCGGCCGCCGCCCTGGGCGCGCGACTGGGACGAAAACACTTTGGTGGCGCTGCCCAGCGCCGCCCAACCGGTGGGACGCGGCGCGCCGCAAGGCGACCAAGCCCCGGTGCCCGTGACGGCTCCACGTGAGCCGTCACGGGCTATGCGCCAGCCCGTGGCGCTGCCGGCCGGCGCACGCCTGTCGTGGGCCGAGCGGGTTGCCGCCGCCCGCGCCTCGGCGCCCCCGCAAGCCCCTGTCGCAAGGCGGATGTAGATGACGAATCCAACCGCGGTGATCCTGATCGCCGACCCGTGCGCGCCGCTGGCCAGCGGCGGCAGCGCCTTCACCGGCACGCCGCCGGCCACGCTGCAGCTCTACCTCGCGAATGCGCAAACGGCACTCACCACGCTGCTCACCGGCGGCAAGCCTGTCACCGTCAGCTACGGCGAGGGCTCTGGCCAGAAGTCGGTCACCTACCAGCGCGCCAACGAGGCCGCCCTGCGCCAGCACATACGCGAGCTGCAGCAGCTGCTCGGCATTGGCGGCCGCCGCCGCGCGATCGGCGTGAGAACGTGACCGAAGGCATGCCGGGCGGCGAACGGTTGGACGCCCTGCCGGGCCTAATAGGCGAAATCGTCCAACTGGCATCGGGCTCGCCGCCTCTCGAAGTCATAGGCTATCGCGATGGCCTTGTCGTCGTACGGTGGGACGACGGGCGCCAGAAATCCAGTTTTCCAGCTGCCTGTCTTGAACCATTGACCCAGCGCGCCTCCGGGCTGCGTGTCATCTGAACTGGAAATTGCAATGGCCGACATCGCGCCTGCATCCGGCCTGCCGGAGGATTTTGATTTCGACGCCGTCGTCGAGACCGCCGATGAAATGCACGCCGAACTTCATGCCGAGATCGATGATCTGCAGCGGAAAATCCGCTTCCTGGAATTCACCCGCGAGCACTTCCTGAACCTCAAGGCGCAACGCCTAGCCGCGCGCGAAGCCGCCCTGTCAGGCTGATGGCAGCCGCCACGGGCTTGCTGCACGCCGACGGCCGCCAGGTCACGGCGCGTGACATCGCTTCCATCCGCGCCCGCGCCAATTACGGCGGCACCTGGGGCGATAGCGCCTGGGCTTATCATGGCAGCGCGCCGCGCAGCCGCACGATGGCCAACTGGCTGCCGGTGGTGCGGAGCCCCGATGCCGAGATCAACTTCTCCCGCGACCTGGTGGTCGCCCGGGCGCGCGATCTCTACCGCAACGACCCGTGGGCGCGCGGCAGCATCGGCCGCATTGCCGACGCCGCGATCGGCGCGCACTTCTTTCCGGTGCCGCAGCCGATCTGGCGTGTGCTGCAACGCAAGCTCGGCGCGAGCTACGACCGCGTCTGGGCGCGGGAATTCGTCAGTGCCGCACTGGCCGAATGGCGCATGTGGGCCGATGATCCGGCGCATTGGTGCGATGCCGCGCGCTCGCTCACCGTCACGCAGATGCTCTACCAGGGCCTGGTTACCAAACTGGTCGAGGGCGATGTGCTGGCCATGCTGCCTTGGATGATCGATCGCCAGGGCGCCGGCGCCGCCCGCTACGCAACCACGCTGCAGATGATCGATCCCGATCGCCTCAGCAACCCGAACCAGGCCGTCGACACACGCTACCTGCGCGGCGGCGTGGAAATCGACGATCTGCAGGCGCCGATCGCCTACCACATCCGCGAGGCCCACCAATACGATTGGTATCTCGCCGCCGAATCGGTCACCTGGGATCGCGTGCCGCGCGAAATGCCCTGGGGCCGGCGCTTGATGGTGCATGACTTCGACAAGGAACGTGCCAACCAGCATCGCGGCAACAGCATCTTCGTCGCCATCCTCTCGCGGCTGAAGGATCTGGCGCGCTACGACGAATACACGCTCACCGCGGCCCTGCTGCGCACCGTCTACGGCATGTTCGTCGTCTCGCCCTTCGATCAGTCGGCGGTGATGGATGCGCTCGATGCCGGCGGTAGTGGCGGCGGCGATCCGGCCGCGCCCTATCAGGAAATGCGGCTCAACCATCGCGGCATTTACGGCGACGTGGACCTGAACGGCGTTCGCCTGCCCACGCTGGCGCCGGGCGAGAAGATCGATACCGTCGGCAGCCCGGCCGGCGCCGGCGAGAACTATGAGCAGTTCCAAAGCGCCTTCCTGCGCAGCTTCGCGACCGTGACCGGGCAAAGCACCGAGGAAATCAGCAACGATTTCTCGAAACTGAACTATTCCAGCTTCCGCGGCGCGATGCTGCAGAGCTGGAAAACGCTGATCCGCCGGCGGCGCGACTACGGCTCGGGCTTCTGCGCGCCGATCTACGACGCCTGGATCGAGGAATTCTGCGACCAGAACCCCGATCTCATGCCGGCCGGCCACACGCACGACGATTTCATTCAGCACCGTGCGGCCTTCGGCCGCGCCAAATGGATCGGCCCCGGCCGCGGCTGGGTGGATCCCGTCAAGGAACGGCAAGGCGAAGTGCTCGGCCTCGATGCCGGCTTCGGCACGCTGGAAGATACCTGTGCCGAAATCACCGGCGAGTATTGGGAGGACGTGCTGGATCACCGCCAGGCCGAAGTGGAAGGCTTCAAGGTGCGCGGCCTGAAACTGCCCGAGGTGTTCCAGCCGAGCGACGCGACGGAAGAGGACCGCAAGCCGCAACCCGCCTGATATCTGCAGTTAGAATGCCAATCCCTGGTGGATAGGCGCTTCGGAAATCTCCGCCGAAGCTGCCCACTCCAGCCGGTCGCACGGCGGGCTTGCGACCACGCGGCGCTCTGGAAACGCCGAAGATGCACAGTCTAACCGGAGAAACGCGACCATGGGTTCATGGTGCCATGGCGTGCCGGAAAGGCGCGTGCAGCACCGGGTGGAAACCCCGGACCATTCTGATGGAGCAAGCGGAAAAATGCCCGACGCGTGCACGATCATCGGCGTCACGCTCGCACTTCTCGCGGCGATCGCCGCCGTGATGGTGCCGGGATGAACCGCTTTCCGCATCTCTGCCAGAAACTGTTCAACACGCCGCTCGCGATCCATCCGCACAAGGCGGAAATCGTCATGGCGGCGCTCGCCGATCGCCTCGGCGTCACGCAGCTGCTGCGCCAGGGGCCCGAAGGCGTCGTCGTGCTCTCGCCCGAGCTGGAAGACGATATCGAGCAGACTCCGGCCTCCTGGCGCCCCTACTGCGTGGAGGAAGGTGTCGCCATCATCCCCGTCGAGGGCACGCTGGTCCAAAAATCCGGCAGCCTGCGCCCATGGAGCGGCATGACGGGTTACGACGGCATCCGCACCTGCTTCCTCGACGCATTGAACGACCCTGAGATCCGCGCCATCGCGCTGCAGATCGATAGCCCGGGCGGCGAAGTGGCTGGCTGCTTCGACCTGGCCGACACAATCTTCGCCGCGCGCGGCGTGAAACCCATCTGGGCCATCCTGGACGAATGCGCCTATAGCGGTGCCTACGCCATCGCCAGCGCCGCCGACCGCATCGTCGTGCCGCGCACCGGCGGCGCCGGCTCCATCGGCGTCATCGTCATGCATTCCGACCTGTCGGCGGCCCTCACCAAGGCCGGCATCAAGGTCACCATCATCCAGTTCGGCGCGCGCAAGGCCGATGGAAACGAGTTCGAACCGCTCGCCGACGAAGCCCGCACACGCTTCCAGGCGCAAATCGACACGATCGGCGAGGTGTTCGTCTCCACCGTCGCCCGCAACCGCAAACTTTCAGCGAACGCCGTTCGCGGCACCGAAGCCGCCACGTTCCTGAGTGCGGACGCCAAGAAGCTCGGCCTGGTCGACGATATCGCCGCACCCGACGCCGCTTTCGCCGAGCTGCTCGCCTCGCTCTGAGGCAGGCAAAGCGTTTTTGTAACTTTCCTTCAGCGGAGTATCCGACATGGAGTTTCTCACCGCGCTCATCCCGGCGCAGTACCAGCCGCTCACCATCGCCGTGCTCGGCATCATGGTCGCCGTCACCCACCTCATGACGCTGATCCCGGCCACCTCCGGCATCGCCGCCAAGATCCTCGCCCCGCTGCAGATCGTCGCCGGCAACTACGGCAACGCCACAAACGCAAACGCGCCGGCCACACCCAGCGCCACCATCACCACGCTGAAGATCATTCCGCTCACACTTGGCCTCGGCCTTGCGGCAATGCTGTCGGCCTGCGGCGGCACCGCCGCCACGTCCACCACCTCCACCAGCGCAACCACGAGCTGGGCGACGGATGTTCAGGTGCTGCAGACGGCCTGGCCGCTCGCCGAAGCCTACATCAACAGCAACGTCACCATGACGCCGACAATCACCAACTTGGAACAGGCGCTGACGACCGACATCAATGGTCTCAACCCGGCGGCCACGCCCTCGCTCGGAACCATGGTGACCGATCTGAACAACCTGGTCGACGCGCTTCCGCTCACCGTGCAGCAGGAAGCGACCGTGAACGCGGTTGCTCTGGTCATCAAGGATCTCGCCGCGGTCTATGCCGAGCAGGGCCGCCCGGCCGCCTACGCGGCCCTGCCGCTGCACGGCGGGCCATGAGCGGCAGCAGCACCAGCACGACGGCGTCGCTAGCCTCCACGATCGTGAACGACGTGGAGGTCGCGGCGCCGATCGTGTCGACGCTGTTTCCGCAGCTCGGCGTGGCGGTCACCATTCTGGAGGCCGCGGCGCCGATCGCCGAGGGTCTGTGGGACGCGTTTCAGAACTGGGTTTCAACCGTCACCAGCAACGTCACGATCGCACAGTCGGCACTCGATAGCGCCGTCTCGAATGCGGAAACGCTGATCGCCGAAGCCAAGGCCGCGCCGCCCTCGTCGCCTGCCTCCTGAACAACGCGCACGCCACGGATAGGTCAGAAAATGTCATATGCGTCCCAGCCGCGCGGCGTGCGCAACAACAATCCGGGCAATATCCGCCGCAGCGCGCGCGGCCCGGTCTGGAAAGAAGAAATCTGGCCCGGCGGCGATGACGCGTTCTGCACCTTCAGCGCGCCGGAATGGGGCATCCGCGCGATCGTGCTTACGCTGATCAGCTATCACGAGAAAGACGGCTGCAAAACGATCGCCGACGCCATCCATCGCTGGGCGCCGCCCTGCGAGAACAATACCGTCAGCTACGAGGCATTCGTCGGCGGCCGCATGCGCACCCCGATTTCCGCCGCGTTCGATCCGCGAAACTGGCTGCAGATGGCCGACATGGTGCCTGCCATCATCGGCGAGGAATGCGCCGATTACGTGTATCCGACAGCGACCTTGTTCAAAGGCCTGCTGAACGCAGGCCTGTCGCCCTCGGCTCCCGTCGAACAGGCGCCGACAAGCCTGCCGCCGGCGCCGCCCGTGGTAACGCCGCCGCCCGATCAGATCACCGCCGACGATCTGAACGCGGCCGAGCTGCAGAATCCCGAAGGGCTCGCCGACTCTCTTTAACCAAACGGAGTTACCGGCATGGGCTTCCTGCTGTTCCTGGCGTTCGGCGCCGGGATGTTCGCGCTTCGCCACGTGACCATGCCTGGCTGCCCCGCGCCCGAGCTGCAGGCCACGCTTACGGCCGTGAAAACCAGCCTCAATGATCGCCTGAGCCAGTCGATCGCCGAGGCGCAAACCCTTTCCGAGCAAATCTCGAAAAGCCGCGTCGGCATGCCGCGCGGCCATCGTCGCGGCGCGCCGCACAAACACCCACCGGTTTAAGGAGCCGCCAGGATGAAACTGTTCAGCCGCCGTAGCACACTTGCCACCAGCGCCTCCTTCCAGGGCATCGGTGGCGCCGCCGCCGCCAAGCCCACGAACGATGACGACATGAAAAAGCAAGGCAAGAAGGAAGGCGAAGAAAAAACCGACGACGATACCAACGCCGGCGCCGCACCCGCCACCACGACCGCCTCCAGCGACAACGACGACGATGATGACGACGACGATGATGAAGACGGCTGCGACGAGTCCGACGAAGCTGACATGAAGGGCACGAAAGGCAAGAAGGTTGCCGCCGCGCGCCTGCGTGAGCGTGCTCGCGTCGCCGCGGTCATGTCGCACTCGAAGGCCGCCGCGCATCCGGATTTCGCGCTGAAAATGGCGCTCACCACGGATTTTGGGCGCGGCAAAATCCTCAGCATGCTCGATGCTTTGCCGGCCGCCGCCGCGGCGAACACGCTGGCCGCCCGCATGTCCACCGAAGCCAACCGGCATGTCGGCGCCGCACCTTCCGCACCGTCGCGCCAGGCCGCGATCGATGCCGGCTGGGAAAGGGCGGCGGCGCGGGCGAAAGATCCCTTCGCCGCCTGAACGTAACGTCACCCGGCCGCGCGCGGCCTTTCCACACCGAAAATCCTGAAAGGTCTTGAGCGATGGTCTCGCAAATCATTGAGCATTTTTATTCCGGCGAGTTCCTGCTTCGGGAAGTGCCGGGCATTTCGCGCGGCGTCGTCACGTTCGACAACACTGGCGGCGCGCTGGACCTGATGGTGCAGGGCGGAACCGTGTTTGCGTACGAAGCGCCCGCAATCGTCACCAACGCGCTCGCAGGCAACACCGGCAACGGCACGATCACCAATGTGCAGGATAGCCTGGTGAATGTGCAGCTCGGCGTCTACACAGTCACATTCACCGGCGCCACCACCTACACCGTCACAGCGCCCGACGGCACGGCACTTGCGGCCGGCGTTACCGGCACCGCCTATTTCGACGGCATCGGCTTTCAGCTGAATGCGGGCGGCACGGCCTTCGTCGCCGGCGACGGCTTCACCGTCACCATTGCAAACGGCGTGGCCCCCGTGGTGGCGGCGAAAACAGGCGGCAACACCGGCAACGGCACGCTCACCAATGTCGAAACGGTGCAGCAGGCAACCGCCATACCCGGCAACTACATCGTGATCTTCACCGGTGCGACCACATTCAACGTGATCGACCCGAAGGGAACGCAGCTCGCGCCGGGCGCCACCGGCAAATACTACGAGGACAAGATCGGCTTTCTGGCGACACCCGGCGGCACCGCCTGGGTTGCCGGCGACACGTTCACGATCGGCCTGTCCACCGGCTCCGGCTACGCCACGTTCTGGAACGGCAACGCCCCGGCTGCCGGCGTGATCTACAATACCGACTACGTGCCGGCCGGTGGCACCCTGAAAATGACGGCCATTCTGCGCATGGCCGAAGTGACGCAAAGCTCGCTGCAGTTCCCCACGGGCACCACGGCCGCCCAGATCGCGACCGCCGCCGCGCAGCTCGCGGCGCTCAACATCATCACGCGCTAACCGCGCCCTTTTTCACCCGATCTGTTGCCCCGTGCGGGGCTTTTCCTCGTAACAGGAGCAGTAGATGTCCGGCTCGCTAGGTTTGAATGTCTTCCGTGGGGATGCGTTCTCCAACCTCACGCTCACCAAACTGGTCAACCGCTTTCCGTATGTGCCGAATCTGCTCGGCCAGATGAAGATCTTCGCGCCGAACCCGATCCTCACCACGGCCGCCGCGGTCGATCGGTTGCAGGGCGTGCTGAACCTCATTCAAACCAGCCCGCGTGGCGCTCCGGCGGCTGCGCGCCAAGAGGAAAAGCGTAACACGACCTACTTCAAAGTGCCGCGGCTGGCAGAGAAATGCGTGATCCGCGCCGACGAGATCCAGGATGTGCGCAGTTACGACGAGCCGATGGCGCTGATGACATTGCAAGAGCTGGTCGCCAAGAAACTGATGGGCCCGACCGGCCTGCTGAAGCAGATCGAGTATACCTGGGAAAACCATCGCCTCGGCGCGGTCACCGGCAACCTGCTCGATGCCGATGGCACCGTGATCTTCAGCTACTACACCGCGTTCGGCGTCGCGGCCGCCCCCAGCATCAATTTCGACTTGAAGCAGGCTACGCCGGCCGGCCAGGTCGACGGTTATGTGCGCCAGACGATAAGCCAGACGGTTCGCGGCATGAAGCGCAGCGCGCAAAGTTCCTTCATCGAAGGCACCAGCTACGTCGTCGGCCTCTGCGGCGACAATTTCTGGGACGCGCTGGTCAATCACCCCGACGTGGTCGAGTCGGTAAAATACAGCATCCTCGCATCCGATCTGCGCAAGGATAAGGCCTTCGGCCAAATGGAATTCGGCGGCGTCACCTGGATCAACTATCGCGGGTCGGACGATGCCACCACCATCGGCATTAACACCAACCGCTGCCAGTTTTTCATCGCCGACGGCCCCGGCATTTTCGAAGTGCATTACGCCCCGGGCGAGACATTCCAGGACGTGAACAAGCCCGGCCTGCCGATGTATGTCTACAACCTGCCTGATCCCACCGGGAAGGATGCGTTCATCGAATTCGAAGTGAACAGCTT